CGCCTGCGGCATTCAGTCTAATTGTTTCAAAAGCGTTGGTGGCCATTACTTGGATAATCCTAAATCTTTTTCGGTTAATACTATAAATTTCATATTTCGATCAGTACAAAATTCAAAGGCTGCTTTCCATTTAGCTTCATTTACGCCGTACTGGAAAACTTCGTCAATAAACCGTTTTGTTTTCTTTTTAGGGATTTCTGGCGGTTTAGTAAATTTTTCGGGTTTTATTTCTATGAGGAACTTCTCAGTCGTATTGTTCTTAGATTTAACTTTTATATAAAAATCTACAAAATATCTGTGCACCTTTTTATCAACCGGGGACACGTAGGGTATTATAACGGTCTCAGATCCCCATTCTATAATTGAGGGGCTCTGATCGCACCATTTCATAAATCTAAGTTCCCATAGAGACCTATAGATTACCGTAGTAATGTCGCCTTTATATTTTGCAGGATTCAATACCCTAAATCGGCCTTTGTAGGTTTTGGTGTACATAACTCATATAAATAATTAATAACTATAATATTTATAGGCAAAATATGGCAGATATCCCAAAAGACATACGAGAATATACGGAAAATAGAGCTAAGAAATACGACGCTCCCTTTAGTTTCCCGGAATCTAACAAGTATAATGTTAACCAGTATACATATCCTAGCGGTGTGGGCAAATCTCCGGATTTACAACACTACGTAGCATTCTTTGTTAATATTCGAGGTAAATCTAAATTTTTTGAATCTTATCAAAAAGCCGATGTTAATGTAAGAAATAGAAGATCAGATAATTATGATTTAACAGCCTCCGGTACAGGAACTGTTACTAAAATAGGAGCCTTATCTGCGGCAACAGGCGTTGCTGCTGCATTACAAACAGCAATAGATGATCCTAGTAGAGCAGGCGCGGTAGGTATAAAAACTGCTCTGGTAACAGCAGGAACCGCTGGGGCGGTTGTAGCTGCAGCTACATTGGGTGATACATTAAGGCCTGATAATAAATCAAGATTAAAAGATGTTATAACATTGCATCTTGAAGAAAGACCTAGTGTAAAATATGGCATAAATTATCAAGACAAAGATATGGGTATATTGGGAGGATTTTTAACCGATAATTCATCAATAACCGAATCTTTTAAAAATAGTGGCGGAGAACTTGGATCAGCATTTGCATTACAGTTAGCTAAAATCCCATCAATGTTGCCGGGGTTTGGGTCAGCAGGTTTGGGAGATATTGCGCAATTAAGTGCAAAGGTTAGAACAAATCCGTTTAGAGAGGTATTTTTTGAAGGTGTTGATTATAGACAATTTAATTTTAGATATAGATTTATGCCGAAAGACAGAACAGAGTCTCAAGCAGTATACAACATTATTCAAACATTTAAAGAACATATGCACCCTGAATTATCTAAGGGAGGATATTTTTACATTTACCCTTCGGAGTTTGAGATTGTTTATTATTATAAAAATAAAGAAAACCCATACTTTAATAGAATTTCTCAATGTGCTTTAACTGATATGTCTGTAGATTACGGCGGCGAACAATTTGCAGCATTTTCAGATGGGTCACCTACAGAAATTAACATCACATTAAGTTTTAGAGAATTAGAATTGTTAACTAAAGATTCTATTCGACAAGGATATTAAATGTTTTTTAGTAAATTTCCTCTACTTGCGTATACGCTTGATAACACAAGTACATATCAACTTGTGCCTGATATTTTACGACGAGTAAAATTCTCAGATCAGTTAAAAAACAATGATGCGTTTTTTGATAAGTATGATATTCGTGACGGAGAAACTCCTGAAATTTTAGCAGATAAATTTTATGGTGACTCAACTTTTCATTGGATTATATTAATGGCAAATGACATTATTGATCCTAGATTTGATTGGCCCATGGATTTCAATATGTTGAACGAATATTGCAGTGGTAAATATGGTAAGAATCAAGTATATCATATACATCATTATGCTAATCAAGCGGAATATATTATCAATGGTTATAGAATGTTACAACCCGGATCGACATTTAATAATCCTATTTCTTTAGTTGTGCAAAGTTCCGGAACATTTTCTTCTCCAATAGTATCTCAGAATGCTCCTACAAATAATTTATTTCCAATTACAAACTTTATGTATGAGGATTCACTAAATGAAAAAAGAAGGCGTATTAGTATTTTAAAACCCGAATTAGTATCGGGAATAGATTCCGATTTTAATAAGATCATAAAAGAATGAGTAACACGGTTCAAGATGGGTTACAGACCCCAGGCGAAGTATCAATCGAAGAATTATCTCTGATATCTACTAACGGAAAATCTATCTCTCTAATAGATTATCTTATAGAATTAAATTTATATGAAAGCATATTTAGTAATGTTATAAGCGGAGAAATAATATTATCAGATAGTGCAAATTTAATAAGACATTTTCCAATTACCGGAGAAGAATATTTAAGCGTGCGTTTAAAAACACCTGGATTTAATAATGATAACAAATATAAAATTGAAAAAATATTTAGAGTTTTTACAGTTGAAGATAGAGTCTTGGCAAGAGATCAAAATACTCAAATTTATAAACTAAAGTTAATTTCTCCTGAGGCAATTGTAGATTCATATTCAATGTTATATTCCCCATTTAAAGGAAATATAACAAAAATAGTACAAGATTTATTTAACAATAATTTAAAAATGGGTAAAGACTTAATTGTTTTTACCGGTGCAGATAACAATGTGAAATTTCTAAGTAATGGGTGGAGTCCCTTTAAATGTATAAATTGGTTAGCAAAGAAAACTATTCCCAGCGACGGAAAAGCCTGCAATTTTTTATTCTGGGAATCAACTAAATCATTCTATTTTGGTAGTTTAGAAACTTTATTTCAAAATGGAAATTCTATAGGTGATTACAGATATGCAGCAACCGGTGTATCTGTTGGCACTGACGATATAGAAGAAAAGATGACTTTAATCACAGAGTTATCTGTACAAAATGGACTTGACTATGTTGTAGGATTAGATTCTGGGTATTTTGCAAGTAAATTAATTTCATTAAATTTATACAATAAAAAACAAGAAGTTACAGAATACGATCACGTTGAGCAATACTCAAAATATAAACACTCGACACAATATAATCCTTCTCCTTTATTTTCAACGAATGCGATTACCCGAAATGTAAATTCTCATGTGCGTGTTTATCCTAAATATCCTAATCTGCACACCGGAGTTAAAAAGAATTATAATGAACGCATGGGTGAAATTTATGGCAATAGATTATCAAATATAAAAGAGTTGAGCAATTTAAAATTAAACATAATAATACATGGCCGAACAGATATAGAAGCTGGGCAATTTATGAATGTAAAATTTCCTGATATGGATCCTCCTAGCGAAGCTGATATTGCCAAAGATAAAATTGATCCTAAGTATTCTGGAAGATATTTAATAACTGCAATCAACCACAAAATTAATATATTAACTCATAGTATATCTATGGAAATAATAAAAGATTCGTTTGATCCTGCTGCCGCAACTTTAATAGATGCCACAAATGTATCAACTACTGCGTTTTGAAAGATAATTATGAATAACCTGTATGGCGGACAAAATTTTACCTGGTGGGTAGGGGTAGTTGAAGATAGACAAGATCCCGAAAAATTAGGTAGATGTAAAGTAAGAATATTTGGATATCATATAGATGATTTGACCGTGTTGCCTAAAGCAGATTTGCCATGGGCTATTCCCATGCAGCCAATAACATCTGCCGCTACATCTGGTATCGGTATTGCACCTGTTGGCCCAGTTGAAGGCACTTGGGTATTTGGTTGGTTCTTAGATAATGAAGAAGGACAACAGCCTGTAATGATGGGTACTCTTGCAGGCAAAAATGAAAAACATCCAAACGCTGATAAGAAAATTGCGCAAGATCAATTAGCTGCGAACAATTTATTAACAACTTCTTCAGGCAATCCAGTAACCGATATTTCAGGTAACCCAATACAAACTGGAACAGATGTTGCAGATTCTAATTATGATCAAAATTCATCATTTTTAAATCATCCAAATAATCCAAAAGCTAAATCTTCAGGTCCTTTAAACAATCCATCGGATGTAAAGGCCAAAGCATTCAAAGATCCAAATGGAGTGTATCCTAAGATCGAGTATTCAGAAAAACCCGACACTAATAAATTAGCAGCAGAGGATAAATCACATAAGTATTTTGCGTTAAAAACTAAAAATAGAAAAACAAGTATATCCAAAGCGCAATCAACGGGAACATGGGATGAACCGGAATCGGCATATAACGCCTTGTATCCGTACAACCAAGTTATTGAAACTGAAGCAGGGCATGTCATTGAATTAGATTCTAGTCCAAATGCTGAAAGAATTCACATATATCATAAAAAAGGATCCTATATTGAAATAGATGTAAATGGTTCATCTGTTAAAAAGACTATAGGAGACAGTTATGAGCTAACTGATAAAAATGGATATGTGTATGTTAAAGGTGCATATAATTTAACAGTAGGTGGCACTACAAAAATACTCGTACAAAATGATGCAGACATTGAAGTAGACGGCGAAGCCAGTATTTTAACACATAGATCTGCTTTAGTGCAAGCGGCGCAAACAGTTCAAATAGTTGGAGATGATATTAAAGTATCCGGCAAATCTAGTGTACAAATTACAAGTGACGGGCCTGTTAACATACAAGGTAGTAGTATCACACTAAATGCAAAAACCGGCGCATTTGCGGCAAAAGCTGCAAAAGAAGTTGCATTGCAAGCAGGCACAACCGCAAGTGTAAAGGGCGGATTAGAATTGTTATTAGATGCGGCAACCGTAAAAACAAAAATGGGGTCAATACAAGTATCTTCTACTAAGCTTCCTGTACCTACTCCACCCGAAGTTAAATTACCTACGCCTGTAATTATTAAAGATTCAGTAAGACCCGATAGCCCAGAGAGTATATTCTTAGGAGATTCTTTAGAAAAAAGTGCAGAAACTTTTACTGCAGCAAGGATTAAAAATAATGAAATTACTACAAACTTAGAAGATCTAACAACATTATCTAGAGATACTAATACAGAAAAATCTTCATCGATAACCGGAGGCGTTCAACCAACACCGGTAGATGTATCAGAATTTGCAGGATTGAAGACTTTCCCAGATTCTATGAAGTTATCAAAATATTTTACGTTAGGAGATCTTTCAACCAGAGCCGCTGCTTCATCGTACGCAGTCAGGGATCAAGGTGGACTAACATCTGCTCAGATTGTAGGAAATCTAAAACACTTATCCGTAAACGTATTAGATAAAATAAAAGAACAATATCCTGATATGATTATAACCAGCGGGTTTAGAAGTAAAAATGAAGGATCGGATCATGATAAAGGACAGGCAGTAGATATACAATTTACAGGTAGGTCAAACGATGATTATTATGATATTGCAAAATGGATTGAGGCAAATACCCCATATAAACAAGTATTGCTAGAATATGCTAAAAAACCAAATGGAAAAATAGTTGCTTGGATACACGTTGCGGCAGCTAGCAACGGATCAAAATCTGCAATGCCTATAGGTACACTGGTAAATCACAGTGCCAATGCTCCTGGGGCTCGCAATTCGTTTGTAAATTATGGATAAAATTGCTACATAAATAATAATGTTCTAGCCCCTTACCAAAAACAATAAATATAAAAATGGCAACCGTAAATCGAATTGTACGAAGATATACAGATTTAAATCTGTTATTTAAGCCGCATCCTTATTCAAAAGATGTTTTAACTAGAACAAATGCTGACGCAGTAAAAACTGCTATTCAGAATTTAATTCTGACAAAAAATTATGAGAGACCATTTCACCCGGAAATAGGTAGTCAAGTTAGTGCGTTGATTTTTGAAAATTTTATACCATCTACAATTACTGCATTAGAAAAATCAATTGAAACCACTATACGAAAATTTGAGCCAAGGGCAAGAATTATAGATATTCAGATTATTGATAATTCTGATAAAAATGCAATTGATATAGAAGTAACATTCGCACTTAGTAATACCGAAGAACCTATAACCGTAGCAACAACTATTAGCAGAGCAAGATAATGTCCAATCTAAGAATAGCGGAATTAGATTTTGATACAATAAAATCAAATCTAAAAGACTTTTTAAAAAATTACGTAGATGACGATGGTGCACCATACTTCACAGACTTTGATTATGAAGGATCTGGGCTATCTATTCTGTTAGATGTACTATCTTATAATACACACTACAATGCTTACTTAGCAAACATGGTAGTTAATGAAATGTTTTTAGACTCCGCAGTTAAAAGAGCATCTGCAGTTTCTATTGCAAAGCATTTAGGATATACGCCAATTTCCACACAAGGGGCAAGAGCGCTATTATCATTCGAAGTTGACTCCCCTACGAATAATCCAAACTTTTTGACACTTGAAAGATTTACTCCATTTACAACTACTATAAATGAAAATTCTCTAACATTTGTTAATTTAAATTCTGTAACGATACAACCCAATGTTGGAACATATACATTTACTGATGTAGAAGTTGTAGAGGGTATTCCATTAGAATACATATTTACT